CTACCCGTTGCATGAGCGTGAAGCCCGAGCGCGCGGCATTCCAACGCTGGGCTCTGGCCGCGTGTTTCCGATTGGTGAGGACCAGATTGTGATTGACCCGCTGCCAATACCGAAACATTGGCCGCGAATCATTGGCGTGGACTTCGGCTGGGGGCACCCGGCTGCTGCATCGTGGCTGGCTTGGGACCGCGACACTGACACGGTCTATGTGTACGACACGTTCAGGGTCAAGGAAACGTCTGTAGCGATGCAAGCGCCGCTGTTCGCCGCGCGGGGCAAGTGGATACCGGTGGCCTGGCCGCATGACGGTCTGCAGCACGACAAGGGCTCTGGCGATCAACTGGCCGAGCAGTACCGCAGCCTGGGCGTGAACATGCTGCCCGAGCGCACGACGTTTGAAGATGGCAGCAATGGCCTGGAAGCCGGCATCAGTGAGATGTTGATGCGGATGCAAACAGGACGCTGGAAGGTGTTCAGCACTTGCGTGGATTGGCTCAGTGAGTTTCGGTTGTACCACCGCAAGGACGGCATCATTCACAAGCTCGATGATGACCTGCTTGCATCGAGTCGTTACGCCATGATGAGCCTGCGCTACGCAATGACGCAACCTGTCGCTAACGTGTCGGTATCTTCCATCAACTTCGGCAACCGCCGCGGGGGTTATTGACCCGCATATATGCCGGCTTAGACAAGCGCGCGGCCTGCCAACAGAATGGCCCGAATTCACACATTCGGGTTGTTCATGGATCAAATCGAGCAGGAAATTGCTGAAGCGTTGCAGTCTGGCGAGATCAGTCCAGAGGACGCGCTGGCTGCGGTCGAGCAGCTGATGACCGAGGAAGAGACGCCCGAGACCGGTGAGGCTCGGCGCATGAGGCTTTCTGCGCTCGGCCACCGCTTGCAGAACGATGCTCAGACTCAGGTACAACTGCGCCAGCAGACTGAAGAACGCTGGTATCAGGACGTCAGGCAATTCAACGGTCAGTACGACCCAGGCACGTTCTCAGATCAAAGCCAGTACGGCTCGCGCGTGTTTGTGCCGCTCACCCGTCGCCTGGTGAACCTGTGCGAAGCACGACTCAGCGACATGCTGTTCCCAAGCGATCAGCGCTTTTTCATCATCGAGCCGACACCCGTTCCAGACTTTGATCAGGCCGATCAACTCAGCGATCAGTTGCCGCCTGACCATCCGGTCACGATGCCCGAGGGTGTCACGATGACGGCCGGCAATATCCAGGCTGCGATCAAGTCACTCATCGAAGAGTCCAAGACGCGTAATGACGCAATGCAGCGCGAGATCGACGACCAGTTGGCCGAGTGCCACTTTCCAAGCGTTGCGCGCGACGTCATCCATGACGCTGTGCTGCTTGGCACCGGTGTGCTCAAGGGTCCGTTTCCGATGCTCAAGACCACCAAGCGCTGGCAAAAGGACGAGGCCACCGGGTCGCACGTCCTGAGCATGGAGCGCACACCCAAGCCAGTGGTTGAGCGTGTGGACCTGTGGAACTTTTTCCCCGACATGGCGGCCACAACCATCGGTGACTGCGACGTGGTGTTCGAGCGTCACTTCCTGAGCAAGCGTCAGCTGGCTGATCTCAAGAACCTACCCGACGTTGACCTGGACGCACTGCGTGAGATTCTGGACGCTGAGCCCAACGCACCGGTGAGCAACTACCGCGAGCGTCTGCGCTCAATCAATGGCGCATCTGGCGCACCCGACAACAAGTACGAGGTGTGGGAATACCACGGCCCGATCACTGCGCAAGACCTGAAGGACTGCGGCTGCGAGGTCGAGGACGACGACCCGCTCGAACAGTACACCGGCATCGTTTGGTTTTGCGAAGGGATCGTGCTCAAGGCAGCGCTGAACCCAATGGACAGCAACGAGCTCCCATATCGCGTCTTCACCTGGCAAAAGGACGAGAGCTCAATCTTTGGCTTTGGCCTACCGTATGAGGTGCGCGATCAGCAGGTGAGTGCCAACAGCAGCTGGCGTGCCATGCTGGACAACATGGGCTTGTGCGTGATGCCTCAAGTCGTGATCGACGAGGGCAGCGTTGAGCCGGTCAACGGCAACTATGGCCTTGAGCCCGGCAAGTTCTGGCGCAACAAGCGACCAGGAAGTGATGCGCGCCAGGGCATTCAGTTCGTTGAGATCAACTCACGACTGCCCGAGCTCTCAAGCATCTTCGGTGCGAGCAAAGCACTAATCGAAGAGGTCGGCACCATGCCGGCGTTCATGGCCGGTGGCGATGCACCATCCAAGATGCAGACTGCGACCCAAGCCAGCATCGAGTGGACCGCCGCCAACCTGTGGGTGCGACGCTGCATTCGCAACTGGGACGACGACATTACCGGTCCGATGGTCACTGCTTTCTACGACTACAACATGCAGTGGAGCGAGAAGGAAGAGATCAAGGGCGACAGCAAGGTCAAGGCGCTTGGCATTGCCGCACTGGTGGAACTCGAAGGCCAGGCCAGCAGAATGCAGATGCTGTCTCAAGCGGCCAGCGCCATGAAGCTGCCCATGCACACGCAGTACGCAATGCTGCGCGAGTACTCACGCAGTCTCAAGCTCGACCCCGACCGCTGGCTACCGACTGAGCAAGAGGTCGCCAAGCTCAAGCAGGCCGAGCAGCAAGCCGGACCCCAGCCTGACATCGAGCAACTCAAGCTCAAGGTGGCCCAGGAAAACAACCAGATGGACAACCAGCTGGGAATGGCAACGATCCAACTCAAGCGCGACGAGATCGCAGCGCGCCAGCAGGATATGCAGGCTCGAATGCAGCTGGAGATTGCCGACACCGCGGCCACGCGAGACATGACCCAGCAAGAGGCCATGCGCAAGTACGGATTTGACACTGCGAAGATCAGTGCCGAACTGCAGGACCGTCAGGCCAAGCGCGACCACGATGCTCAGATGCTCAATGCTGAGATGCAGCTCAAGCACCAAATGGGCAGTGGCGTATGAACTGGCAAGAAGGTTTCGCAACAGACAACAGCACGTGGCGCTCGATTGAGGCTTATGCCGCTGCGCGCATGAACGACCTGACGGGAGTGTGCCTCGCGCCAGAGTCAACCGACCAGCAGATTCGACAGGCTCAGGCCGGTGTCGCTGAACTTCAACGATTGATGGCGCTGCCACAAATGATCCAGGCCGAGGTGCAGCAGCGTGCCGGCCAGGGTAAGCGCAAGGAGTATTGACCATGTCAGGATACGGAACAGGCTCATTCATTTCACCGACAACGGGCAATGTTGTCACTTGGGACGACAGCGGCGCGCACACAGACACTGGCATGGCGCCAGTTGCTGAAGTCGCAGCACCCGCGGCCGTTGGCTGGGCACCGGCCGAGTACGACCGCATGGCCGAGATTTGGAACGACCAAAGCGTCAGCATGGCCGACAAGATCGGTGCAATGAGTAGCCTCAACATCAGCGCTGCCGACATCGCCAAGGCAACCGGAAGCAACGTCGATCAGATTGGGACGACGCTGATTGCCAACGGCACAGGCAACGGCTTCGGGGGGTACGACGCCACACCCGAGGTGTACGCTGCTGCCAAGGCACCGGGGCTCGCGGGAACGAACAACGCTGCGATTTATGGCGCATCGAATGCGTACCAGCTTGCAATGGCGCAGAAGGATGCATCCAACGGTGGGTACGCTGGCTGGGACGCAAAGTATGGCACTCAAACCCCCGCATTGCTGGGTGTTACACCGTGGGAAGCTGAGACCTACAACAACCAGGGCTGGCTCGACAGCATGAGCGGTGGCACAACGAAAGCCAAAACTGTCGCACCCGGCACTCAGACCACAACGCCCAGGTCTTATACCGGTGGGTCCAACACGTTCAACGAGTCGGCCGGTGGCGGCACAAGCACAGGCGGCGGCTCAACAACACCCGGCGCATGGACCGGCTCAGGTTCGGGCTACACCTACAACCTGGGTGGCCTGACCAATCAAGCCATGCGCACCGTGGACCCGAAAACCGAGACGGTCGCCGGGCAGCTGCAGTCTGTGATTGCATCGGACAGCCCACTGATGCAGCAGGCCAGAACCCGCGCGCTGCAGGCACAGAACGCAAACGGCACGCTCAATAGCAGCATGGCCGAGCAGGCTGCGCAGGCCGCGGTGTACGACAAGGCGCTGCAGATTGCAAGCCCTGACGCTGCGATCTACGGCAGCGCATCAGACAAGAACACCGACACCGCGAACCAGTTCGCCAAGGACGCAAACGACTACCAGTACCAGCAGGGGATTCTGGCGATTCAGCAACAGTATGGCCTGGACAACATGGCTGCGAAGTCAGTCTATGACCTCAAGCTGCTCGAAGCTCAGACCCTGGCCGCGAAGGACGTGGCCGACATTGAGCGCTCGTACAAGAACCTGACCCAGGCCAGCGCGAGTGCCACGTCGATCATGTCCAACATGCAGTCATCGCTCAACGCGATCTATGCAAACATAAGCATCACAGATGCCGCGATCCGCGACAGCCTGGTGAAAGACGTCAAGACCAACGCAGTCAGCGCGCTGAAGATTATCGGCGCCCTTGCGGGTGACGTCGACATTCAGCAGTACATCTCTGACATCGGACTGTAGGAGCGAACTATGCCGAGCAATGACGCAAACGGTGGTGATGGCGCAAGCGGTGTTGGCAATGGTGTCAGCAGCGGTGGTGGCTTCGCTTCGGGCGGATGGTCGTCTGCCAAGGACTCCCAGGCTGCAAACGACATGATGGCGAATGACCTGACGTCGCGCTTTGGTATCTCACCGCAGGACGCACAAACCGCTGTTGGCGCAACCAATGGGCTGCAAGGCATGGTCAGCAAGGACGGTCTGTCGTACTCGACAGCGTCAGCACTCAATGATCTTGGCTACGGCAACGTTGAAGGTGCAAACACCAACAACCCGACGCAAAACATCGGCCAGGTGATGGCATCCAAAAACTTCAACGACTACGGCATGCCTGCAGTCGTCGGCGCGATCACCGGTGCGGTGCCGGGTGGTGCTCTGGCAATGAGTGCGCTCAACGCAGCACAGACCAACAAGTATGGCTCGTTCTTTGGTGGCCTGGTTGGTGGCGCTTTGGGCGTGCCAATGGGCCAGCAGGTTGGCGCGATGGCAGGTGAGTACGCACAGACAGGCAAAGCCCCAACAGCAGGCCAGGTGGCAGGCATGGTGGGTGGCTACGCTGGCGCAAGACTGGGTGCCCAGGCCGGTGGCGCTGTCGCAGGTGGCTTTGGCGCAGGTGTTGGTG